CCCGACAGCGTATCGCCGTATGCATTCATCCATCATTGAAACATCGACGGCATGGGCGTACGCTACCGCAGCCAGCGGCGGAGTGTCTGACGTAACTGCTGCTTCTCTGACGGCTTACGCTCGACGCGCCGAGGCGGGCGGCTACGACGGGGCGGTGGTCGACGCGTTCGCTGCCACGCTGCCGGCCGACGTGGTGCTGTACCCGTACTGGGTGCCTGTGCTGGCCGACACCATCGCCAGGCGTGAGCGGTGCAGGGTGGTGTCGTTCTCGGTGCCGCGCAGCCACGGGAAGACGCTCCTGGCCGCCCTGCTGGCCGGGTGGGTCCTGAGAGACCCCGATGCCGACCGGCTCGTTGTGAGCGCTGCCACGGCCCTGTCTCAGGCCCGCCTGTCCATGGAGGCGCTGGCCAAGATCCACTGGCCGGCTGACGGCAAGACGACGCCCTGGGCGGCACGCATGAGTAACAACCAGCCGATGCTGCGCCACGGCAAGGGGAAGATGCTGCCCATCGCCAGGGACGCCAAGCGAGCGGACGGCGTGACCCCGGCGCTGGTGCTGGCCGACGAGGCGGCCCGCCTGCAGGGGGACTACCTGAGCCGGTTGATGACGGCCGCGACCAAGACGGCCGAGGGGCGGCTGCTGATGACCACCACGGCCGACGACGACCTGAGCCTGCCCTGGGCCGGCTGGCGGCAGGAGGCCGAGGCGCAGCTGCTGGCCGGCAGGCTGCGCGAGGACTGGGCGGTGCACCATTGGGCGTCCGATGCGGGCGCCGACATCCACGACCCGGTCCAGTGGCGCAAGGCCAACCCGCAGCTGTGGATCGAGGGCGGGCACATCACCGAGGACACCATCAGGTCGGAACTTGCGTTCCTGGGCAGCCGGTCGGACGGCGTCGAGGAGTTCCGCACCCAGCGCCTGAACCTGCCCGGCGGCAGCCTCGCCAGCGTCGGGATCGACGCGGCCGTGCTCGAGCAGGCCCGATTCGACTGGCGCCTCGAGGACGTGCGGGGCCGCCGCGCCTGGGCGTTCATCGACTTCAGCCTGGGCAGCGTCGTGGGGGCCCGGGCCGACCTGACGAGCGTGGGGGTGGTGGTCGACGGCGGAGAATTCGGCCTGCTGCGCACCTGGTCGTTCACCTGCGGGGAACTCGGGCACATGAAGCAGCAGCGGCCTTGGCTGCACGAACTGGTCCAGCAGGGGCACGTCCAGCACAACGACGGGCAGCTGATCGACTTTGACGCCGTCGAGGGCCTGCTGGGACAACTTGCTAGCACCCTGCACCTCGAGGCCGTCGGCGTCGATGAGGTCGGGTGGACGCAGAACTGGGTCCGGCAGGTGATGGTCGACAAACTGAACCTGCCCGTGGAGGCCCGGTCCCAGTCGATCCGGGAGCAGGCGCCCGCGTGGTCGACGTTCGTGGCGCTCATCCGCATGAAGGCGCTCCGGTACCACGACGACCCGGTGCTGCTGCACCAACTCCGGCACGCGACGACCAAGACCTACGACGGGGGGCTGGTCAAACTGCAGAAGCGGGACGGGCAGAACATCGACGCCCTGGTGGCGGCCTGCAACGCGGCCCGCCTGTTCGAGTTGCGCGGGCGCTCCCAGCAGTGGATGCCGCCGTCCGGCGTGATGACCATCTGACGCCACCTAGCGGACGAATCGACAATTTGCGGAATGTGACAGAAAATGTCACACCCGCCTATTGACAGAAAAAGCGCGTACTCAAACTGGGGGAGGCGTGGGATTCCTCTCGCGCCTACGCAGCTACTTCATCGGCGGCTTCGACGCCAGCCTGCTGGTCGAAACCTCGTCGGCAGGCGAGGTCGAGGCCCTGCCCGGCGTCCAGCGCTGCATCGAGGGCATCTCGAGCATGCTGGCCAGTGTCACGCTGTGCGTCTACGACAGCGCAGACCAGGAGGTGCAGCCGGCTGCCCTGAGCCTGCTGACCGGCCGAGCGACCGAGATGGTCAACGGGTGGGAACTGCGCCGGTGGATGGTCACCGAGGCTTTCACGCAGGGTAATTCCTACGTCTACATCGCCAGGACCTACGCCGGCGAGGTGGCGGAACTTATCCCGCTGGACCGCGGCCGAGTGACCATCGACTGGACCTCGAGCCCGTACCGCTACCTGCTGGACGGCAAGCCCGTGCCGTCGTCGGACCTGATCCACACCAAGAGCGGCTACAGCCGGTGGGCGTTCATCGGCGAAAGCCCTCTAGACAAGTGCCGCACGCAGCTGCAACTCGTCAGCGACCTCGATACCTGGGCGGCCACGATGGCGGCGACGGGAACTACCCGCCGGCTGTCGTTCCAGTTCCCCACCCCGATCAGCGAGCAAGCCAAGCAGACAATCCTGCTCGGCTGGAAGGCCAAGCATGCCCGCAGCGGTGGATCAGCGGAGCCGCTAATCATCGACGGCGGCGGCAAGATCGAGGGCGTGAGCGGCCAGGGTGACCTCGATGCCGTGACGGCGGCCCGCACCGCGGCCATGGGGGAAATTGCTCGAGCGCTCAACGTCCCGCTGTCGTTCTTGGCTGCGACAGAAAGTGGCACACAAATCGACCTCAACGCCCAGCGGGCGCTGGTCGATCAGACGCTGCGGCCCTGGGCCAAGCGAATCGAGGCCGAAATCATGGCCAAGATCCTGCCCGGCTACCGCGTCGAGCACGACCTGCAGGAACTGCTCCGCGGCACGATGAAGGACACGGCCAAAGAGCTGTCCAAGCTCGTCATGTCTGGCGTTCTCACGCCTAACGACGCTAGGTGGTTCATCGGCATGCAGCCGGTGCAGGACCCCATGGCAGACGAACTCATGATGCGCCTGGACACGGCGGCCGGTCAGGCCGAGGTGAACGGCGACCGCGAGGACGAGGAAAGCGAGTCGCCCGATGCAGATTGACCGCCGATCGTTTGAGGTCCGCGCAGACGTCGATGGCAACACCGTGTCCGGGCTGGCGATTCCCTACGGGACCGAATCCCAGCCGCTGCCGTTCATCGAGACCATCCAGCGTGGCGCGTTCGCAGCCGACCTGGGGCGCCGGAACGTGTCGCTGCTCGTCGAGCACGACGGCGGGCGCGTGCTGGCCGACACGCGCAGCGGCACGCTCGAGCTCGAGGAAACCGAGCGTGGCGTGACGTTCGCTGCTCGGCTGCCGGACACCCGCGACGGGCAGGACATGCGCGTCCTGCTGCGCGACGGCATCTACCAAAACATGTCGTTTGGGTTCGTGGCCGAGAAGGACGAGTGGCGCGGCGACCGCCGCACCGTCGTGACGGCCCGGCTCTACGAGGTCAGCCTTGTCCACACGCCCGCCTACGAGGCGACCGCAGCCGCGGTCCGGGCGTTTCACACTTCCACCGGGCTCGTCGCTCGGTACCTGCGGCTGCGGATTGGAGACCTGAAATGACCATGACCCCCGAGATGCTTCGTGAAAAGCGCTCGCAGCTCGTCGCTGCGTGCGAGCAGTACGCCGAAACCGCAACTCCGGACGCCGTGAAGGCGTTCGATGCTGCGGAAGAAGAAATCCGCGCCATCGACGGCCAGTTGTCGAGCCTGTCGGTGCGCAGCCGGCTGGACGCCGTCAAGGCGGCCGGCAACCAGGTGCTGCGGCCTGAAAGCCGCGCAGGCGCCCGCACGACCGTGCAGGACCTCGCCCGCCAGATCATGCGCCGCGACGGCAACCCCCTTGACCTCGACATGCGTACCGTGCTGACCATCACCACGGCTGCGACGGCTGGCAATACGACCGTCACCCAGCAGACTGGCGAGTTCGTGAAGTGGCTCGACTGGGACAACCCGGTGCGCATGCTGGCGACCGTCCAGGCGTTCCCCACCAACCTTGACCTTCCCGTCATCGATGCGAAGATGACCGCGGCGTATGTGGCGGAAAACGTCAACTACACCGAGAGCAACTTCACCACGATCAAGAAGTCCTTCACGGCCCACAAGACCGCGGCGTATACCGACATCACCGAGGAGTTGCTGAACGACTCCGTGGTGGACATCGCCGCGGAAATCGTGATCGATCACGCTCGTGCCCACGGCAAGGCCCGCGCTGATAAGCACGTTGTGGGCAACGGAACCGGTCAGGAGGAAGGCATTGCCATCCCGACCAACTGGGAAACCACGAACAACGTGAAGACCGGTGGCATCTCCACTGAACCCGACTTCGAGGACATCATCACGCTGTACTCGAAGATCAAGCCTGGATACCAGCAGAACGGCAGCTGGATCATGAACGCGAACACCTGGGCAAACCTGCTCAAGATTCGTGACGCTGGCGCTACGGGCAAGTTCCTGTACGACGGCATGCAGGGCATGATGGTTCAGGACGGGAGCACTGGCCGCCTGATGGGCCGTCCGGTGTACATCAGCGAGTTCATGCCTGACGCTGGCGGCTCGGCTAGCACTGCGATTTTCTTCGGCGACCTCGGCCGCGGATACCGCATCGTGGACCGTACGCAGGTGACGTTCCGCGTCGACCCGTACACCATCGGGCTCGCGGGCAAGGTGCGCTACCTGTCGATGATGCGCTCCGACGCGAAGATCGTCGACAAGTACGCCGGTGGCGTGATTCGTCGCGAATCCTGATCGACTCCATGTGACCCCGGGCTGTGGGGGGGGACACCCCCCCCAGCCTTTTCAAAATGCCAGCACTTACGACCAGCGACATCAAGGCCCACCTGCGGATTTACCACACGCAGGACGATTCCTACATCGGCTCGATCCTGCTGCCGGCGGTCCGCGAGACCGTCGAGCGCTGCACCGGTCTGGCCATGCAGGCCATCGAGCGCTCCTACAAGGTGTCCGAGGAGGGCGACACCTGGGTCGTGCTGCCGATCCAGCCGGTAAACACCAGCGGCGCCATCACTGCCGTTTACGTCGACGACGACGCCGTTACGCAGACCGCTACGCCGGAACTGCACTGGGACGGAGAGCGCGTGGCGGTGCTGGTCGATGAGGCTTGGAACCGCCCGGTGACCCTGAACTGGGTCACCCTCGTTGGCGACCACTACATCAACATGCTGGCGCTGCAGCTGTGCGGGCGCCTGTACGCCGACCGCGGCGACAGCACTAACGCCATCGAGGGCAAGGCCGAGCAGATGCTGATGGCAATGCTCGGGGAGCATGGGGTGCACTGATGGTCCCGCGTGGCATGTTCCGGCACGAAATGGCGGTGCAAAACTACACCGTTGCCACTGTTGACGCTTACGGGCAGGACGTGAAGACGTGGAACACGGCCGCCACGGTGCTCGGCTACATCGAGTCGGCCGACGGCCGAAGCATCGACTCGGTGGACATCAACCGCGGGCAGACGGCGTGGAGGCTCATCCTTCCTTGGATTGACTCGGTGACCGTCAAGAGCCGGATTCTGTTGCGCGAAACGGGCAAGTCTGACCGAGTTCTGCAGGTCACCGGCGTACTAGATCCGACCCTGCGGCGCATGGAACTGCACTGCGAAGCGCTCGAGGTGACGGCATGAGCTTCCGCCGCGGCGCCACGTTCAACAGCCCGGAGCACCTGCGCAACTATCAGCGTTTCATGCAACGCCAGGTCAACGCGTCGGAGAACCTGGAACTGTTGCGATTCGGCGCAGGAACCAGCGACCGGGCGAACAAGGCATTCACAGATGCCCAAAGGGTGTTCTTGACGCTGCCCGACCGAGTCAGCCGGAACCTGTACAAGCAGCTGCTGCGGCGCAGCCTCAAGCGCCTGGCGACGACCTACAAGCAAAACTGGCTGACGCACGGGGCCACCCACCGCAGCTACGGCGGACAGGAAAGCCTCCGCAAGGCGGCTAGCAAGGTCATTCAATCCATGGGCGACACCCGCGGGCTAAAGACCACCACCCGCACCGGCTTCCGGTACAAGCGGAATCCAAGGTCTTATGTTGCGCCCATCGTGGACAGCGGCCGTGCCCAATGGCACGTGAAGCGGGCCACGTACCAGCAGTTCCCGCCCTCGGTCCTCAAAGAGGACTTGGCGATCGTCATCGAGACGCAGCTGACCGAACTGGCCCGCAAGGCGCGGATGAAGGTGTCCAAGAAATGAGCATCGAAACGGCCATCCGCGACCGGCTCACCTCTAATCTCACCATTAGCGCGCTTGTCGACACGCGAATTAGCCCCGAATGGCGCCGGGAAGGTACGGCGCTGCCGGCCATTGTCTACAGCATCGATAGCCGGACTCCCGTGCGCACGCTGGAGCGAACGACCAGCTTGGCGGAGTTCGCCGTGTCGGTGGATTGCATCGCCGTCAGTTTGTCGGCGGCCCGGACTCTGGCGGCTGCTGTGTCGGGAGTGCTCAACGACAACGCGGGATTTACGACCGTAGACGGCACGCGCATTCAATGGAACGCCACCGACGGCGAAGACGTCGAGCGCATGGACGATCAGGAAGGCACGGACGACGGCCCGCGGGTGGTTCGTCAGACGTACCGCATTTGGGCTACAGGAGGCTAAGACATGGCATTTATTGCAAACGGCACGACATTGTCAATCACTATTGGTGGTGGATCCGCAGTCGTTGTAGACGCGAGTGACATCAACATCACGGCATCAAGCGCTACCGTCGACGCTACCGTGCTCAACTCGTTGTTTACTTTGGCTATTCAGGGGCGGCCGAACGTGACTGGATCAGCAACGATCCACACGGACAACGCCACGGCGGGAACCTTGGCAGCAAAGTTCGGCGGGGCTACGCCCGACACGTCAGCGGTGACCATTACGATCAACGCCAGCGGTGGAGCATCTGGCGGGATTGACTACAGCGGAAGCGCTGTGATTACAGGATTTAACGCCACATATGCCAATGACGCAGTGCACCAAGCAACGCTGAGCTGGCAGTACGTCGGGCAGATCACTGTGAGCCGATCAGCATGACTTGGCGCACCCTGAACAGCGAGGCGGTGGCCGGCTACCCGGCCGTGCTCGAGGTCCGGCCCATCACGGTCGGCGAGTGGCGCAAGGTCGAGCAGCTGGACGAGGACGCCAAACAGGCGTTCGTGCTCGAGTCCTGCACCCGGGTAGACGGCGTGCCAGGCTCGACGGCGCTAGACGTGCATGTGGCCATGGCACTCGTCCAGGGGGTGATGGCAAACCCTTGGAGTGGACCGCAGCCGACCGCATCGAGCGGCTGCTGACGGTCCTGGCGTACGGGCTGACTCGTCAGCCCCAAACGGTGGTGGAGCCTTGGCGAAAGCCAGGGCAGACTGACTGGATGGCAACCCTTGGGAAGGTGGCAACGTGGCGAAGTACGGACTAGCAGTCGGCATCGACGTAGACCTGACCGGCCTGAAAAAGGCAGGGCAGCAGGCGGCTGCAACCCTCGAGGGCATCCGCGGCCAATTCGGTCGCATGCAGAACCTTGTCGGCGCTGCCATGGCCAGCCCGCTGTTTCAGGCCATCGGATCGTTCTACCAGGCCAACATCGAGGCGCGGAAAACGCTCGATGAAATGACCAAGCCATTCTCCACGCGGATGATCAAGGCCGAGATTGACGCCATGCAGGCCAGGATGGCTGCTGGTCAGAGGATGGTCGGATTGGGTATGGACGAGCCGGGTGCCGCACGGATCGAGCGTGGGGCACAGCGGGAAATCGCTACCGCGCTGCGGGCTACGTCACCGTCCGGACGGCAAGCGAGGAACATTGAGTCTTTTTTCACCGATCCGGGCGCGTACATAGCAAACGCCACCTACGGCTTCGGTGGACATACGGACAAGGTGCTGCAGGACATGGGAATCGGCTTCCGCATGCTCGGCGGCGGGGAAGGTGCTACCTCTCTGGAAAAGCTGCAAATGCAGGAATCGGCCATACGGGCCGAAACTGGCTTCGCAATGGCAAGCGGTGACACCGGGCGGCTCGAGTCGCTGAACCTGCAGCTGCTGCGCGTGCTCGAGCAAATCAAGCAGAACACAGATAGGAGCCGCTGATGGCGTGGCAGGTATTCAGGCAGCACAACCAGCAGTCACTGACCATCGGCATGGAGCCGACCGAGGCCGTGCACACCACCCGGTT